CTATCGTAAGAAGATTGAAGAGCAAATGGGGATCCCATTGCCACCACCGGAAGAGAAGCTGCCGGAGGATATTGAGGTCAACCTGTCTAGGCTCGTGGCGCAAGCCAGCACTCAGCTTATGCAGAAGAACATGGCCCAAGCCCAACAGCAGCAGGCTCAACAGCAGATGCAGGACCCGATCATGCAGATGCAACAGGCTGAACTCAAGATTAAAGCCCAAGATAGCCAAACTAAAGCCCAGAAAGTACAAGGTGATTTGGCGGTCAAGCAGCAGGAGTTGCAGCTTAAAGCTCAAGAACTTGCTGCCAAGCAGGGTGAAGATCCAAGGATTACAGCCCTTAAATCTCAACTTGAGATGCAGCAGGCCGGTCAGTCCCACGCCCAACAGCTCGCTCATGCGGATCAAGCCCATCAACAGAAGCTCGCTCACGCTCAACAGCAGATGCTACTCAAAGCACAGCAGGTGCAACCTAAGAAACCGACTACGCCTAAGGAGTAGAGATGGCGACCACTGCGTTTTCCGTGGTTTTGAAAGAAATTGAAGACCGGCAACATACTTTGGTAGGTGCCCTAAGCTCCGGGGCCGCTAAAGATTTTGCCGAGTACAAGCATATGTGCGGAGAAATCCGGGGTCTTTCTTTTGCGCATTCTTATGTAACCGACCTCGTGCGACGATTGGAGCAAGACGACGATGAGTGAAATCCTTATTAGCCAAGATGGACATACTGCTACGGCACTTCCGGAGTCCCCGGAGGAGAAAGCTAGGCAGGTGCCAGATCCATCTACCTTCCATTTGCTTTGCGTACTCCCTGAGATTGACGATGAGTACGATAATGGATTGATTAAAGCTAGCCAGACTATGCACTTTGAAGAAGTCCTATCACCAGTGTTATTTGTGGTGAAGATGGGCCCTGATGCGTACAAAGACGAGAAACGATTCCCGTCTGGACCGTCATGTAAGGTGGGTGATTTTGTAATTGTTCGCCCTAATACAGGTACCCGCATTAAAATTCACGGCAAAGAATTCCGCATTATCAATGATGATTCGGTTGAAGCCGTGGTTCAAGACCCTCGTGGTCTGACCCGCGCATAAGGAATGACTCATGGACAAAGCTGAATTTAAGTTTCCGGACGAGAAAGAGCCGGACGACAAGGTGGACTTTGCTGTTGAAGGCGAAGCCGATGTTGAAGTAATTGACGATACTCCGGAGCCAGATCGTGGGCGTAAACCCATGACTGAGCCGCCTAAAGAGTTCGCCGACGATGAATTAGCTAAGTACGACGAAAGTGTACGTAAGCGCATCCAGCACTTCACCAAGGGCTATCACGAGGAACGGCGGGCTAAAGAGGCTGCTCTACGTGAGCGCGAGGAAGCGCTTAAAGTCGCCCATGCAATTGTTGAAGAGAACAAAAAGCTAAAGGGCTCCCTCGGGCAGAACCAAGCTTTTGCAATCGACAACATGAAGAAGTTGGCGGCTAATGAGCTTGAATCGGCTAAGAAGCAGTACAAGGAGGCATACGAAGCAGGTGATGCCGACGCTCTTGTAAACGCCCAAGAAGCTATTACTACGGCTAAGCTAAAGGCGGAACGTGCCAATAACTTTAAACCTCCTGTACAAGAGGAAAAAACTAGTGTAAAAGACGAACCAATTGCTCCCGTTACTGCTCCTCCTGATTACAGAGCGCAAGAGTGGCAACGGAAGAATACTTGGTTTGGGCAAGATGAAGAGATGACTAGCTTCGCCTTAGGGTTGCATACAAAGCTGGTTAACTCTGGAGTCGATCCCAAGTCAGATGAGTACTACGACAGGCTTAATTCTCGCCTTCGTCAAGTGTTTCCCGAGTCGTTTGAGGCGGAGAAACCCGTGGATGCGCCCACTCCACGCTCTAAATCAAACGTTGCTCCTGCGACTCGTAGCACAGCGCCTAAAAAGATCGTGCTTACACAAACGCAGGTAAACATCGCCAAAAAGCTAGGCGTTCCTTTGGAACTCTATGCTCGTAAGGTTGCGGAAGAATTGAGGAAATAATCATGACTGAATCTAATCGTTTGACAAGAGAACTTGAATCCCGTGAAAGCGCCGCACGTCCCAAAAAGATGTGGACGCCGCCCCAACTCCTGCCGGAACCTGATCCGGAGCCGGGGTATACGTTTCGGTGGATTCGCCTTAGTACTCTGAACAACCCAGATGCAATCAACATCTCCTCAAAGCTTCGGGAAGGTTGGGAGCCGGTAAAGGCTTCTAGTCAGCCCAGATTGTTTTCCGTTTCTGACCCCAAGAGCCGTTTTCCTGACGGTATTGAGGTCGGGGGACTGCTTTTGTGCAAAATCCCGTCGGAGTTCATGGAGCAGCGTGAGGCCTATTATCAACAGCAGGCGGATGCGCAGATCAACTCTGTGGACAACAACTTCATGCGCGAGAACGATCCTCGGATGCCCTTGTTTGCAAACAAGCAGTCCAAGGTTACGTTTGGACGCGGTACAACTTAATTAGGAGTCTTAAATGGCTTATCCCATTGTTAGCGGCCCTTATGGGCTACTTCCGCAAAACTTGATCGGTGGTCAAGTCTTTGCGGGATCCACTCGGATGATTCCGATTGCGAGCGGCTACGGTACGGGTCTTTACTACGGTGACGTGGTTCAGATTGGTGCTGGTTCTGGCGTAAACGCAGGCGCAGTCATTCAATCCACGATGACCTACAACACCACGTCGCCCGTTGCTGGCACGGCTGGTATCTTCTTGGGTTGTGAATACACCCCCGGTAGCACGCTGACCGTTGTTGGTTCCGGCCCGATCTATGGTAAGACCCGCGCTCAGTACTGGCCTGCCAGCACGGTCGCAATCGACGCCCAAGCCTACGTTCTGGACGATCCGGACGTTGTGATGAAAGCAGTGGTTGTTGCCAATAACGGTACGACCAGCAGCACGACCCAGATCAATCCCGGCCCGTCATGGGTTGGTTCTAACCTGTTCTTGGTTCGTAACGCCGGTAGCAACACGACTGGTAACTCGGCTTTTGCCCTGTGCGCTGGTTCGAGTGATGCACGTACGGCTTCGACGGCTCCGTTCCGTATCGTCGGTATCGTTCCGGAAAGCGTGGTTTCAGTTGCCCAAAACGCAACGACGGCCACCAGCACGGCTATGACGCTCTCGGCAGCTAACAGCAATATCGTTGTTGGTATGAACGTGTACGGCTCTGGTGTCCCCACTGGAACGTATGTGTCGGCTGTTTCGGGTACCTCGGTCACTCTGTCTCAAGCAACGACGTCTACTATTAGCACTGCTACTAGCTTCACGTTCGTTGGCTCGCCAGAGGTTCTGGTCAAGTGGAACTTCGGTTACCACGGCTACTACAACGCTACTGGCGTCTAAGGAGTAAATCATGGCAATTTCACGTGCCCAGCTACTTAAAGAGCTGCTTCCCGGTCTTAACGCCCTTTTCGGTCTTGAGTATGCTCGCTACGGCGAAGAGCACAAAGAGATCTACGAAACGGAAACCTCTGAGCGTAGCTTTGAGGAAGAGACCAAGCTGTCTGGCTTTAGTGCAGCCCCCGTCAAAAACGAGGGTCAGGCTATTGCTTACGACAACGCGCAGGAAGCTTGGACTGCTCGCTACAACCACGAAACCATTGCAATGGGTTTCTCGCTGACGGAAGAGGCAATTGAGGACAACCTCTATGACTCCCTGTCTTCGCGTTACACCAAGGCTCTGGCTCGTGCAATGGCGTACACCAAGCAGGTTAAAGCCGCTTCGGTCCTGAACAACGGGTTTAACAGCTCGTATGTTTATGGCGACGGCCAGCCCCTGTTTAGCACGGCTCACCCGCTTGTCTCCGGTGGTACCAACAGCAATCGTCCTGCGACGAACGCTGACCTGAACGAGACCTCGTTGGAAAACGCAGTGATTCAAATCGCTGGGTGGACTGATGAGCGTGGTCTGCTGATTGCAGCCAAGCCTCGCAAACTGATCGTTCCTCCTGCTCTTCAGTTCGTTGCTACCCGTCTGTTGGAAACCAGCCTGCGCGTTGGAACCACCGACAACGATATCAACGCAATTAAGAACAATGGTTCGATCCCAGAGGGTTACACCATTAATCACTTCTTGACCGATACGAACGGCTGGTTCCTGACGACCGATGTTCCTAACGGCCTGAAGCACTTTGTCCGTATGCCACTCCAGAACTCAATGGACGGTGATTTTGATACCGGTAACGTACGTTACAAGGCTCGTGAGCGCTACTCGTTTGGAGTGAGCGATCCGTTGGGAGTCTTTGGGTCGCCCGGTTCGACCTAAAAACTTTATATAAATCAAGCGTTTAGCTTGATTGGGGGCCCCGAAAGGGGCCCTTTTCTTTTTCCGTTGACATCTTGGGGTACCGCTGGTACATTACGAGCTCCTTAGGTTTGTATCGGAAATTACGAAAATGGCTCAAGTCATCTACAAGATCATCAATCTAGTTAACGACAAGTTCTACGTGGGTAGCACGACGAACCAGAAGGTTCGCTTTCGGCAACATCGAAAGCTTTTGCGGGGCGGTCGGCACCACTGCAAGCACCTACAGGCGGCGTGGAACAAGTATGGGGAAGTGAAGTTTGCGTTTGTGGTCGTAGAGGAAGTCCCAGAAGTACGCAGCCTCCAAGAGATTGAAGAGATATATCTGATGCAGCACGTGGGTAAACCCCACTGCTATAACGTAGGCTACTCAGCTAACGCACCGTGGAGAAATGCTCCAGCGCATACAACGCCTAACTTTGGCAAGATCATGGCTGACAGTCAAAAAGCCAAAATCTCAGCAACGCTTAAAAATTTTTACGCGGAAGATTACGCCAACCACCCTCGGGTTGGCACTGTACACACAGAAGAGACCCGCGCAAAAATAAGTGCTGGCAAAAAAGCTAACCCCGTTGCTCCGTGGAAAGGAGTTAGCAGGAGCGAGGAAACTAAAGCAAAGATTAGCGTTGCGCAGTTAGGTAAGCCAAAACCTGCGGGCCGAAAAGTATCTGAACAGGGGCGGCAAAAAATCCGCGCCAACATTGAAGCGGGGCGCAGCCATAAACACTGGACTGGTCGCACGCACACAGAGGAGTCCAAGGCCAAGATGAGCAAGCGTATCATTGAGTTGACCAGCAATACGGAATTTGCCAGCCTTAGCGCTGCACTGGATCATTACGGGCTCAAGATGCCTACTTTGCGCAGAGCGCTCCTTTTGGAACGTCCAATTGTCAAGGGCCCCCATGCAGGGCTATGGTTTAAATATTTGGGGATGACGATGGAGCAAATGCACTTGCTCATCGCAAAAAACAGTGATATAAAGGCACATACCTAGACCCCCCGACTTGCTGACTGACTAGGCAGACTTCCCTCAAGAGACAGCAAGTTTTGATTTGAGGATTTATTATGGGTTTCGCTTCCCACTTAGGCCCTTGGTTGCTTGGCACGAACAAGTACACCTCCGGCACGACCGCTGGCACGATCCAGAACATGGGCGCTACGCAAGTTGCTCAGACTGGTAGCCTGACCGTCAATACCACGACTGCTACTACCTTTGCCGTTCTCCCGGCTGGTGCTCAGATCACCAACATCTTCTGCGACATCACCACGGCGTTTGCAGGGACCACGGGTAACACGATCACGATTCAGACCGCTGGCGGTACTTCGCTGGCTACGGTTGGTAGTGCGTCTACGACTCCTCTGGCTGTTGGCCGTGCAACGGTTACGCTGTCTGGCACCAACATGGCTACGATCCTGAACGTCGGCTCTACGGATCTGATTCTTCAGTTTATCTATGCTTGTGCTGGTACAGCTAGCGGCGGAGCTGCACAAATTACCGTGCAGTACATCGTCAAAGGCTCCGACGGCTCGATGTATCCAAGCATTCAGCAGAACTAATTAGGGGGCTGCGATGCAGCAAACTGATGTAAAAGCCTCCTACGTCGCAAGTACAGCTACGGTATTCAGTGGTCGAGTCCGACTCAAAGGGTTGTTAGTAACTCCGGGTTCGGCTGCTGGAACTGTGGTTGTGCGAGACGGCGGTTCAAGTGGTACAACGCTTATCAGCACAGCTACGCTGGCTTCAGGCACACCGTTCTCCGTGTTTATTCCCGGCGAAGGGGTTCTGTGTATGACAGACCTACACGTGACTGTTACCGGTACAGCTACCACCGCTACGGTGTTTTATGGCTAAGTCCCCCGCATGGCAGAGAAAAGAAGGCAAGGCCGAAAGCGGGGGCCTGAATGCGAAGGGTCGAGCGTCGGCGAAAGCGCAGGGAATGAATCTAAAGCCCCCCGCGCCGAAACCAAAAACGACCGAAGACGCAGGGAGAAAGAAGAGCTTTTGTGCGCGAATGAGCGGCATGAAATCGAAGCTCACCTCCTCCAAAACAGCCAAAGACCCAAACTCCCGGATTAACAAATCCCTACGGGCTTGGAACTGCTGACATGACACACCAAGACTTAGACACAACTAAAATGTTTATGGATGGGGTGTCAGTCATCACTGTTATTGGTGCATTGGCGGAGATACTCCCCTCAGTAGCTACGTTGCTAACAATCATCTGGTTTGCAATTCGTATCTGGGAAACAGATACTGTGCGTGGATGGTTTAATAAAGTGCCGCTGGAAGGCGACAAAGATGCCTAGTACCTCAAAGAAGCAGCACAATTTCATGGCGGCTGTAGCCCACAGCCCCAGTTTTGCCAAGAAAGTTGGCGTCCCTCAGTCCGTGGGCAAGGACTTCTCAGCGGCAGACAAGGGTCGTAAATTTTCCAAAGGTGATCAAATGGTTATGAAGAAAGGCGGCAAGGTCAAAGAGACTATGGGCCCACGCACCATGAAGTCTGACGTGGAAAAAGGTTCCAACAAAGCGACT